ACGATTTGGTTATAGTCTTCAATCAAGCCTGTAAGTGGCGAGTTGTCATTCCCTACCCCCGATACATCATAAACGCCTGACGTGTTGAAAAACACTTCCACCTCAAACTCTGTTACATACAAGTAGTTAGGTCTATTCGCATTTACTGCGCCAATAATCTTTTCGTCTTTAACCGTAATAAACTGTGGTGTTGGGCATGAACTATTAGTACTAGGTATATTTGTGCCTAGTGAGCCGTCAGCCGTATTATCTTGATACGTTGTGGTCGTGTTATCGTTTATGGTTGTTAGTAGCTTAAGTGTACTGCCGCCTGCCTCTGTACGGTATATTTTACGTGCTGTGCACGTTGCTATTCCTACCGGCAAATCAAGGTCAATGCTTTTACTTGATACAGTAATGGTGTTACTAATAGTTCCTAATATAATTTCGACACCATCAATAACATACGTCATGGCGTAGTAATAAGCGCCTGTTAAGCCACCTGCTACAAGCAAGTCCTTAGCTGTAGGGGCACCCATTTGTTTTACATATGTACCGTCATAAACCAACGGGTAGTCAGAGCCATTCGTAATAAACAGCTTGTCGTTAAGTATCCCAAACGTGCATTTCTTGCCAGCTGTTAGCCCTGTATACACCGTGCTTGGGCTGGTGAGAAAGTCTTTGATTATTGCCCCGCCTTGGATAATTATTTTTTCACTTTTAAACTGCCCAACTGAATCAATGTAACGAAAGTCTACCCCACCATCAATTTGATTTGCCCCCACGTTATATTCAACGCTTGGGGCTTTTATTCGCTGACACCCTATAATGCCATCGTAGTTCATGTTTTCTATGTTGTAGAAATACTCAGGCGAAACAAACTTGCGCCCTTTGTCGTCTCGCAACCCCTTAGATTCGTAAGACTCTACAACAAAACTCAAATTGTTGCTCCTATGTTATTTACTTCCCAATCGTAGGCGTGACCAATCATTCCACCTTGAACTACATCGCCATAGCCTGCCTCAATATCATTTTTTGCTTGTCTGAAAAAGGCTGCTGCATCTATCTTGTAGCGGTCAGCAAGATTAAAATCGCCAATAAGTATTAACAATTTATTCGCGACTAGATCAACAATTGGCTCAACATGCTCGTCTGGTATTTCCATTTCTTTCGCTAGATCACTAGCTGATATGTTATCGTTAGCATCAACGCTAATTTCAAAGTGCTTGCGCCTGTAAAACAACTCAAAGTTGTTATGCGTAACTGTGTCAGTGTCGCTATGCCCTGCGGCTGTTGTGCCTTCAACACCTCTAGTGCATCCTGTAAATGTTGTTGCTGTTTTGGCTGTGTAACGTATTTTTTCGTTATTAATTGTTATACGACCATCTAATTCTGGAAAGCTATTAGTTGACGCTACAGTAATTGTAGTCGCACTGTCACTAATGGCCCCGTTAAGAGTCGTCGTTTGTGCGGAACTGCTACTATCTGGATATATAGTTATTTCGTTATTCCAAACATTTATAAAACGTGGAATACCAGAATAGGTATTATAAGGAAACTCTGTCGTTACATAATTTAAGTTTTTTATGTTCAATGGGTTTTTACGTCCATCACGCCATATATAAGCTAGCCTGTAGGCCTGTGATCTTATTGCATTAGTTGGGCCTGTTACAACCCGATTTGACGTGTTTACAGGCGTGCTAAAAATATCCTCTATACCTTTAACATTGCTCGCATATTGATCTAAGGAGTTTTTAAGCTGATTAACTTTACGCTTGTTAGTAAAAAGTGTGTTACTAGCTTTAGTACTATCCTCATCAGATATTGCCGTATTAATTCTGTCTATAACATCGCTAACCAACATTTTTTATACTCCTAACAATTTTTGAACAATAATACCGGCCACTGCCGTTGCTATTATTACAATACCAGTTATTATCCCATTTAATATTAATTTATTTTTACTAACTTCTTTTTCAATTTTTTGACTAAAGTCTTGGATTCCGTATGACATAGCATCAATGCCCATATCAATGACAACTTTACGATCAGCTTTTTGCTTAGGCGTCATTATATCTGTTATGTATTTTTCTTCTAATCGCTTTTTATATATATCTAATTTGTCTTGTATACTCATTTATTTACCCAAAATACTGCGTTGCATTATTCAATGCATACTGCACCCTTGCATCTATATAATCCTTGATTGCTTTAGCACTGGCAAGTGTATCATGATTTGCACTAACACTGTTTAGGTCTGTATCAAGTACCCCACCTTTTAAATTTGTTACAGTTAAATTACTTATTGTTGTATTATCTGCATCGATGCTTGGCAATCTATTTTCTGCTAGTGTGCCACTTGATATGTTACTTGCATTTGTTGTATCTACATTAGCTACATTCCCAAGCCCTACATCACCTTTAACTAGACTCAATGCTGTTTTTAAGGTTGTTGATATTGTTAAATCCTCTACATCGCCTGTGCCGGCTGTTGTTCGTCCTTTAACCGTTCCAGTTGCAACGTGTGCTATTTTTGAATTGGTTACTGCTTCATCAGCAATAGTTAAAGCTGTGGCACCAGTAACGTCACCCGTATGCGTTGCATTAGTTACTTTTGCGTTGTTTGTTGTTATGTCAGATTCCATGGTGTCTAGGTCAACCGCTTGTGTAACGGATATATGACCCAGCTTAGTTTGCTCTGCACTTGTTATTGTTGTGGGTTTATTAAGTATCTGTGCATCACCACTAGCAGCGTTCCAATCTGCATTTACATTTACCTCTGCACCCGATGCAATGCCATCTAGTTTAGTATTGTCGCTTGCTGTAAAATGCTTGTTAGTCGCTGTCTCTGATACGTCATCAAGGTATAACGCTCTGGTTATAGCACAACCTGTTGCATCACCAATAAAAACATTACCTTCGTTTAAGTTTGGCACGTCATTCGTTCGCCCTGCACCACCGACTTTTATTGATCCACTTGTGGCATGTACTCGCTGAACTTTTCCAATGTTTTGTATTAATGACGATTCTGTTTTTGGCCGTGTATCTGTTAATGTTCCAGTATTAGATACATATAAAACATCCCCTAAGCTAAATGAACTTGTATCAATTCCAGACAAAGTGCCAAAGGTAACAACACTAACTGAAGAATTTAAAGATACAGTGCTTTCAGCTAAGCCAAACGCTGGCATTTTATTAATGTCATTTGCATCTGCTATGTTAACGACAGGGGTATTACCTGATATACCTGAAATATAAACAGGGTCCCCTTTGCTTACTGCTTCACCGGCTTGTGCCTTGAATTGCACTTCGCCTCGCAATCCGCCAATAAAGTTGTCAGCTTCAACGTTGCCATTAACAGTAAGCGTTTCTGCTAGTGTTGTTGTGCCAATTCCAACTTGGTTGTTTGTGGAATCGACATATAACGTATTTGTATCAACAGTTAAGTCACCTGTCAGTGTGCATGATCCAGTAACATTTATATTTCCTGTACCTGTAATATCACTGCTATTTAAATCTAAGTCTCCACCAAGTTGTGGCGTTGTGTCTTCTACTACGTTTTCTAAGTATCGTCCGTCTAAGTCAACTGTTCTTGTTGCACTATCGTTCATGGTGGCTGTTAGAACGCCAGTGCCAGTGTTAAAGCCTAAAGACGATAGAAACTTATCTGTACCACCACCTCCGCCACCTTCAGTGGGGTTGTAGATGTAAGTCATCCCTCAGCACCTACTAATGTTTTACTTCCATTAGCTGATATTGCATTTACAACACCCTTATATATCGGGTTATCTAATGCCAACGCCCCACCGCTTGCATTTAGTCGTATCCCGTTATTAAGTGTTGCTGTTGCGCCTAATGATACATAAATAGGCTCATCGCTGTCATTAACCAATATTAGTAATTTTCTGCCACTATTCGCCGCTAACACTTGCGTGCTACTTGTACCAATAGACACACTAAAATTAGTAATACTAGATACCTCATCGGCACTAATTGCCGTTGATGTTGATGGAATGAAAGGGTCTGCGTCTGTACCAGTACCAGTTGACTTGAAGTGCCTAACCCCTTCGTTTGCTAGAATATCCTGAAAGTTTGCCATTTTATTAGTAGCGGGGGTGGCACAAGGCCACCACCCAATAAACTATTAAGAAGCTGCTACAGCTACTACGTTACCTGACAATACAAAAGATGCTGAACCACCGCTTGTTGCAGTAGTTGCGATTCCAACAGAACCTGCACCTTCAGCAGTTGACCCAGAAACCCCACCGTCTAATTTAAGACCAGTTCCTGCGTTCAATAATTCGGCATAGTCACCGGCTGCGAATGTATCAGTAGTCAATACAGTTACAATTCCTTTTAGGGGAACCCAAGCATAGTAACCAGAAGTTACAGCAACTTGAGGTACAACTACAGTGGCTCCACTTGCAGTAGTAGCAGGGGCTTTAGTTGATACCTCAGCTCCAGCAGTGTTTACCGCTGATAACTGGTATGGCTGATACTGAGTTAAAGCAGCGTGTGCTTTTACATATACATATTCTTTTTTAATTGCATTAGTGTCTGAATTATCAACATATCGTGCGCCTAGCTCATATTGACGTGTGCTAGAGGGATTTGTTAAGTCATCAGTGTCGATTGAATTTACGTAAGACATAGTTTTCTCCTTTCAATAATTATTAAGACTGAAGAGCCTTGAAAACACCGTTGTAGCGACGAGCGCGGCAAATTAAGTTGTAAGCCATAAAAACTTGTGAACTATTAGCCGGTTGATTAGGAATACGCCCGTTAAAATCAACTGGGGCTTTTTTTCCTTCAAAACCATACTTGTATTTCAAAGCAAAGGTTGGGGTAGACAATACATATAAAAAGTTGTCTGCAGTTGATCCATCGCCAGTACCTGGGCTAAAGTCATCGATGTACCAATTAATTCCTCTATAAACGCATCCTCTAAACCCAGCCTCTAAATCGTCTGCAGGGGCAAACTGTTGTTGTGATTGTTGAGAAGCTAAGAATTTGTCTTGTACGAATGAGTTGGAGATCATTACGTTAGGCGCAAATGAACCGGCTGCATCTCCTGCAACTTGCCCACGAGCAATCAACTTACCAACTAGAGAGTTCAAGTTTGCATAATTAATTGTATTAGTGCTTGAATCAATTTCAGTCAACCAGGTGGTAGGATCATCTAAATCAGTGTTCGTAATCCCACCATAAGCAGTACCAGAGGCAGCAGTTACGTCCCCAAGTCCGTTAATTGCTTTTCCGCTAGAATCAGTACCGTTACCGTGCAATGCTTTAGCGTAGGTGCGCTTGGCAGTTCCGGCAGCTAAATTAACCTTTTCAACTACAAGTGATTTAATTGCGTTAGGGGTCTGGTCAGTTCTTGTAATATCATCAAGAGTAATTGTTATATTGTAGTTTTGGTATTTGAAGTCGAACTCCGCAAAACTTAGTTGCTGGGACGCTGACAAATCTAATACGTCAAACTTGCCATCAATAAAACCGTCTGCTTGGTTTTCGGCAATTTGTACTGGCTGCTGGATTTTTTTTCCACCTGAAACATATTGCAAGTTAGGGGCTTTGGACATCATGTTTCCAAATGCCGAAGCTGTTAAAAATTGATCTGGCATAATTTTTTCGAAAGCGTTATGCGCGACCGCTTGTACTTCGTCGAGTTGTGCTGTACTTAAAGACATCGTTTATTCTCCTTTTTTTTATCCTGGTAATATTTGATCAAGTTGCGCTTTCAAGTCATTAATGTTACTAGGGGCCTTTGAAGTCACTGAGACTTTATTGTTGCCTGTAACAACACTTTGCGTGGCTTGTGCCTTGCTTAGTGCTTGCTCTGCAGCTTTTGATCGCTGGTTGGCCATTATTTGCTCACTTGCAACACCTTTAAATGCAATCGGCCAAGTCTCTACAGGAAAATTGTTAGCTTGCATATAATTTACAAACTCGTTCTTATCCCATTGTATGTTCTGGCTTTTTGCATATTCGTTAATAGAATCAAAGGCGTTGTTTTGTTGTTGTGTCTCATAATGTGACAACGCTTGCTGCTCAATGCTTTGTTTCCAAGCTAACACTTCATTCAATCTATTGTCTTCAATATTAGCTACTGGCTGCGATTGATCTTGATTACCATTGTGATGTTTATTTAAGACGCTTTCTATATCAGGCCCAATTTGAGGATGATTAAATAAATCCTCGAGGGTTGTATAGTCGTCTTTATATTTTTGGAGTTCGTCAACTTGAGATTTATAGTCATTAATCTGTTTGTCGAAGTCACCTTGTCGTTTTTCATGATATCGTAATGATTCATACATTTTGTTTGGGTCTTTGCCCCAGTGCGATTCAAAACGCTTATCTCCTTCCCATGAATTTATAGACTCGCTTTCAACTTGTCCATTTTCGTTGCTTGAAGTGTCAACACTATCGCCTTGCCCAAAAGTAACTTGGGTGGCCTCTGGTTGGACTTGCTCCGTTGCAACATCAGCTTGGATGTCTTCTGCCATCGGTTTTCCTCCTAAATATTTTCTAAGATAGTATTTTGTCGAGTTGAAAAAATGGGTCAGTCTTCAATGCACTGTCTGGGTCGTTTTCTGGTAATTGCTTACCCGTTATCCGAACAATGCAAGAATCAAGAGCCATAATTGCCTCTTTAGTACTACCTTTGGCTATAGCGTCTTTGGCTTCCTCTAATTTTGAAACCAATGACATGGGCGTGTAACCGCCAAAATCTTCAAGAGTATATTGTAGCTTAGACTCTTTATTAGTCTTTTCGCTATACTCTTTTTTATCTTCTTTGTCGTTGTCTTTTTCATGCTTTGGGCCACCAAAAACAATCATAATGCCTTCTTTTTTATCTTTATTCTGCACTTGGGGCTGCCTCTATAATATTAATCAAATCGTCTTTTTTAAGTCCTGTTACATCTAAATCAGGTTTAGCAACCTGCACTAATGAAATAAGCTGGTCTTTTTTTAATTTAGACAAATCTGTCACGCTTTCAACGTCAACTTCTACAACCTCTTCAACAATATATTCTTCAAAAAGCTCAGAAACTAAGCTGGCTGGCAACACAATCTCCGCTCTATCAAACTGTATTTTGTAGTGCGTTTCTTGATAGCCTAGCTGACCGGCAGGCAATATGCCATTACAGACAAATGCTAAGGAAATATCTTTTTTTAGTTCTAGGCGTTGCCCATAATGTAGTTCCATGGTTTTATAATACTTACCTTAATTTTAATATGCATTTTATTTGTTTTTACTAAATGATTAACTAATTTTACTTTTTGTTAAAATAAATTTAATGCTTGCATGTTATAGTGCTTGTATTATAGGGGTATGGATAATCCTTTTATCAAATATTTGACCAACTTGTTATCACAAGCAAAGGCTGGTCATAACACCAAGCAGCTAGTTAAATACAAAAGATTTTATGATGGGACATTTAGCCCTGTGACTGGCACAGATGCCAATGGAGATTACACGCTTGGCAACATGAAAAAAGGAAATGCTCTATATAATGTTGTAAAGCCAATAGTTGAGACTAAGGCAACTACGGCACTAGATGCAATGATTACGACTTCCGTAAAGCCTGCAAATCTATCACATCAAACCTTTGATAACCTAAAACAGCTGGAGTCAATTGCTGACATTCTGAATGATTGTTGGGAGAACATTAAAAGGAGTTCGGAATTACCGAACATCTCTCAGAAAATTATGCGTGATGGCTCTATCTATGGCATAGGGATTGCAAAGGTTATATGGAACCAGTCAATCAATAATGGCTTAGGCGATATAAGAATAGAGCGTGTAAGTCCTTTAGACTTCTTTCCTGAACCAACAGCAACAAGCATTGAAAACTGTAATTATATATTTGTGAAACGTGTTATTAGTCGTTTTGATTTAATAAACCAATATAAAAACAATCCGGAAGTTTTAAAAAAGATTGACGAATTAAGCTCGCCATCAGCAACTATTAATATGGGTGAGCCTACAAACAAGGTTGTTGCTGGAAAAGTAACAGCTAACGGTGTGACTACTGGCAGTGAAATGTATTTAAATCAAGGTAGTTTAAAGCCTAGTGGCACTGAACATAACATTGAGCTTTATGAATGCTACTTAAAAGATGATACGGTTTTAATTCCTTTAGATGACGAGTCAGAGCAAGACAAGGAAATGAAAACTGAAGAGCGTTTTAAGTATCCCAATGGACGTTTAATCATTTTTAGCGGCCAAGAAATACTAGAAGATCGGCCAATTGATTACCCTTTTGGGTTCCCGTTTGCAACTTACTCCCCAACTCAATCTGATACAATTATGGGTCAAGGCGATGTCGAAGACTTAATGCAAATACAAAGTCGTTTAACACGTGCATACAGTAAACTGCAAGAACTACTAGAAAAGTATAAGTCACAATTAATTGTTCCTGAAAATTATAAAAGAGCGTTTGAGCAGAACTTTGATCTTATTTACAGCAAACCCGGTGATCCATTAGTACAGCCGCTAATTATAACAAACAAGCTGACACAAGACATACAGATTGTTCGTCAGCATATTCAAGATTTAAAACAAGATGCATACAAGATTGCACGGATTAATGAGATTATGTTATCAGGGGAACGTCCAACAGGCGTTAACAGCGGGCAGATGGTACGTGACTTAGTAGAGTCCCCAATGTCGTCTATTCGTGAGATGCAACGCAACTTTAAAAACTTTTTAACAGACATCAGCAATAAGGCTGTTGTATTAATTCAGTTGTACTACAACCAACCACGAATCATACGCATGGCCAGTGGCACACGATTTGCTTCAATGGAGCCTAACGAAATGGGGGAAATGGAAATTAACATATATGATCGTGATATGGAAACTAAAGAGCTAAAAGCTGTAGATGAAATAAAGTCTGACTTAACCCTTGGGGAGTATGAAGTAGAAATAACCGCTGGCAGTTCACTACCACAATCTCAATCCGCAATTGCTGCAACTACACTGCAACTAGCACAGCAAGGTATATTTGGTGACATCAACAATCCAGATGTTAAAGAACTTATACTACGCACCTTAGACTATCCAAACTACAGAGCAATAATAAACAAGATCAAGGAAGAACAAGACGAGCAGGCGCAAGTGCCATTGCCTGAGCCAGATTTTAACGCTTACATTAAAAACGTAAACATGGGGTTAAAGGACATTATGGAATTGATTGCTGTATTGCCTGTAGAACAACAAGTGTCTGCAATTAGCACTATAACAGACAGCTTAGGGTTGACAATGCCACAACCGGCATTACAAGAACAGCCTGTACAGCCTAACTTTATTACTGGAATAGGGTAATGTTATCGGCACAGGAAAAATACAAAAAATACGACAAGCGAACGAATAAAAAAATGGCTGACTATAATCGTTCAGGGGGTAGTGTTGCTAAGCCTGTTAGAGATGTATCTAGTGCATCACCAGCACGCAAACTTACACGTGGAAAGTTTCTACTACGAAAAGCAACGCAAATATTAAAACAAAGCCAACCATTGAAAGACAAGCAAGGAAGGCCAACACCAGCAGCTATGCAATTCAAACGATGGGATGCCCCTATCCCAAGAAATTACGATTCTGTTCGACGTTTAAAACAAATCGGCAAGAACATACTTGAGCGTTACAAAAAAAAGTAACAATTATTAATTAAAATATAAAGGGGGTGTGGGTACTATGACGGGTACCCACTGTTCTTAAGGATTTTACTTTTATATTATAACATTTTTTTAGGGCTGGTGTTAAGCGGTCCAGCCCAAAGATAAATAAAAATAACAGTTAGATAATACTATTTATCGACATACAATAGCAATTGTTTTTTTACTTTTAATAAATTACTTATTTGCTCATAGGCTTGCACGTCTTTATTCTTAATGCCTATACAGCCCCTAGTGCCTTTCACACCACCGTCTGGATGAATTAACAGTTTAGATCGGCTTGTTTTGAATTGTGGTGTTAGTCTAGCTACCCATGGGAACTGTTTACCTGTATAAGGCTCTGTTTTTCCTTTAATGGCCTTTAACTTGTAACATTTGTTTATTGTGTACATACCCTTAGGCAAGGCTCCTAATCCATGCTTACCGCTAACACACGCATATTGCTTATTGTCTATGCATAGAAACCCTAGTTTTGCATTTACAAATGTGTCTTTGACATTAAACAATAGGTCATATTTTAAAGCGGTCGAATTCGACCTGTTTATATTAGATTCTGTTTTAGTCGTGACTATTTTTAAATTAGTTCCGATTTGGTCATTTATCGTTTTTTTTTAAGCTTATCTATTGACCCTCCAATAAAAATGCGTAGTACATCTTTTAAGCCAAGTGTTGAAACAAGTATGCCAACAATTCCAAATTCAAACCACCACGCCGTGTTATTTAATGCGCGCCAACCCTCTGCCATTGTTGCCTGTGTTGCAGGAATAAACGTTAAGATCATAATCACAAAAAACCCTAAAATAATAAACTCGTCGATTAATGATTCACGCCTATTTTTTAAGACTTGCATATCGTAGGTCATATCATTGGCCGCTTGTGTTTCTTGTTGCGTTATTTTTGCTTTTAATTTTGCTACATTTAAATCTATTTTTGCTTGCTCTAAACTTAGCTTTCCTTTTTGCCTTATCTCTTTTATGGCTTGATCTTTTTTAACGACATCTCCTACAGTATTAACAACGCCACCAAGTAAGTTCCCTATAATATTAAACATGTTTTAAATATCCTTTTTTTTCAAGTATGTCTGCAATCGAAACCCCATCGACGTACACTGCAACCAAATACCGACCGTACTTGCCTTTTTTATCTTGTATTGTTTTTACGACTACTTTCTTATTAAGCATTAGTTCTTCGCACAAATTTTTAGCCTGTAGGCCTAGCTCTTTTTGCTCTGGTGTTGTGCCGTTACGTAGTGATTTTTCATATGCATCTACTCCATAGAGCCGCACCCTCGTTTGAAAATAATTGTGAAAGCCTAAATCAAATAGTATGTCGTACGTATCACCATCTAGAACTTTTTTAACAACACCCTTGTAAATATATTCTTGTTTTTTCATATTTCCCTTTAATTCACATTAATCCAAACCGTATTTGGCATATCAGATAGATTGGTTAAGCTTTCTACCAACTCGCAGTCGTCTTCGTAAAACAAGTCTTGGTGATCTCCTAGAATTAATGTTGGTGTGCCTTCGTGGATACAGTAAAACATAAATTCTATATCTGTTAGATCACAAATATCGTTTGATTCACAAAATTGACTATACAACATTCTACTTTTTCTTTTTTTTCTTTTTTATACTATATGCAATTGCGACGGCTTGCTTCATTGGCTTGCCTGCTTTTATTTCTGTTTTTATATTTTTTTTAAATGATTTTTTAGATTTATTGTACTCAAGTGGCATATTATCTCCTAAGAATTATACTTTTTATGTATTTGCGTAACCCCTTTATCTATTATACCCTCTAACTTTTTTTTATGCTTCTTTTCGTTATATTCCTTATTTTTCTTTGCTTCTTTTCGTATGTCGTCGTGATTGCCATAAACTAAATTGTCACGCTTCTCGATCGCGTTTATTTCTTTTAGCGTTAACCTGCCATCTCCTCCACGTGGATCAGCAAACGTAGTAAAGCCATGCACAGCTACACTGTTATTTCCCATATAGCGAAATGTATGAGTGCTTAGGCACTTCTCACAATTTGCCCTGTGTTCATCATGTACACTAAAAAACTTTTCGAATACGTGATCGCATGACGTGCACTTAAAATCGTAACTAGGCATTTATAGCTTCCTTTTGCTTTTCTAGCTTTTTTTCTAGATATAGCTTTAACTCGTTTTGTGCTTTGATGTCTTTAGTTTGGCAATTTAACCATTTATATACCGTAGGAATACTAACTTTAAAATGCTGCGCTAATTCGTCTTGTGTTGATTTTGTTAGGCTATACAAGTCCCATAGCTCTTTCTTTGTTATATCTGTTTTTATGTATTTATCGTCAATGAGCTTTTTAACGTTGTTACTAAGTTCCTGAACTTGTGATTGGCTGTTTTGGACTGTGTTATTTAACTGTTGCATCTGATCGTATAGTCCATAGCCATTCGCATTTATTTTTAGGTCTTGTAGGCTTTGGTAGACGTCATTATATAGCCGGGTTAATTGCTCAATACTCAGAGGCTTGTCTATGCTAATTTTTTGAATTGCCTTTAAATGATTGTTTACGTTGAATTCAATACTATTGGCTATCTCTGTTTTAACGGTAGTGGCAATACGAGAATCTAAGCTATCGTTTACTGACTTCAACGCTTTAGCCATCCTTGCTTCAATTGCCCCTATTGCTTGTTCAATATTATTTTCCATTTTTTATACTCCTTTTATTAATATCTTTTTGGTTTCTTTTTTTTGTTTTTATGCATTTTTAAGCTATCCTTTTTTTCTTTTTTTGGTTTGTTGGTAAAGCATGGTAATTAATTCTGCAATTAAGTCTGGATGTGCATATTTAATTACCTCGGGTCGCAATCTACAACATCTTTATCGTCTAAAAATTTTTGAGGCGCTTTATGTAATAATGGAACGTCTAGATCTAAAAATTGTATTAATGTTTTTTTACAATTTGTAATTTTATTAATAGTATCTTCACTAGGCTCAGTATATTCTAATAATTCATAACCTCTAGTTGTATGACCACTAACTGATTTAATTAATTTTGCTACTTGCAACAAAAAATCAACATCATTTTTCAATTCTTCAGAGGCATCATAAAGTGAATTAAGAGCCCAATCATCTTCTAGTTCTTTTTCTACTACTTTTAACATAAACTCTTTACAGTTTGTATGGTTAGAAGCACTTAAGCATCTTAAGTAATCACCATTATCATCTGTATATAAAGCCATATCTATCTCGTCTAAAATTTTCTCTTGTGTATAACTCATTTTTAAGCTCTCCCTTTCACATAATCATCCAGCGTCGGCCCATCATTAATCATTGCCCATTTAGCACTTGGGTTTTTAACTTCAACATTCTTTAAATGTCTAGCCGCATATTGAACAGCATCACATGAATGGTCATTCTTTTTTACAACCTTAAACTGATCATCGTTAGCGTGTAGCTTGTCCACATACATGTAGTTTTTGTGCTGGTCTATAACGTATGGAATGTTATTAAAAAAGAATAGTTTGTTCTGAAATAGTAATTGATTGACCAATAAGATATTCCCTGACTTCTCTTTAACCGCTTCAATAAGATTTAGGCCATGTGATTGCAAGTCTCGCCACCATGAGCCATAGTCTCTATCTTGTACCTTCATACTATAATCGGCAATGATTGGTTGTGGGCCGTATCGATTACACGCTTGGACAATTTCATTTATTGTTGGTTGTGGTTTGTGCCATTCATCATAGATGTATATACGCCCTGATTCATCCTTAGCCATAAACACAATGCTAGTATCAACACGCGTACCATGATCCAGCCCAATGCACTTATACCAGTAATTATGTATTTGCTGTCTTGGTATAATATGATGACTCATTAATTGGTCATATACCGCATTCTGAGTGCTGTCCCAATTACCCTCAAGAAACTGTTGGATGTAGCTTGGTGGAAAATTCTCCTCCATATTTTTAATGTAGTCTTTAGGTAAGTTTTTTCTATTGCTGTATGTAGTCGATCGAATGTATAAACAATCTTCAGGTGGGTCATTGTCATGGTAACGCTTCTTACACCATCCATAGCGTGGGTTGCCCTCTGTAAATATTAACTTAACAGGTAACGCTGTACCCCTCATACGGCCTAAAGCACCTAAAAAATGTTCTTCTTTGAGTTCTTCAGCCTGACACATAATAACAGCGTCGTAGCTACTAGATAATATCTTTCTTGGATCATCAAACGATCTAAAAATAATTTTACTTCCGTTGCCAAAATGAAACTCATGATCGGCTTTCATATGCGTATAACCGTACTTTTCTGGGGGAAACGCCTCGAGAAACTGAACAATGCACGTGTCTTTTAGTTGCCTATAACTGTAACGTGTCATGAGTAACTGTACCCCTTTATGGTAATGGCATAAATAATAAGCCAATAATATACTTACCCAACTCTTTCCAGACCCATAACCGCCCCAGAAAGCTATCTCTCTAGGGCAGTCATACTTTATTGTCATATCAGGATTAAATATGGCATTAAAAATTAGTGACTGATTGTAATTAAGCGTTGCTTTCATATTTTAACAATTCTTTGGCGAGTTGCGCCTTAATGCGTCGCCGCTTGTTTTGCTGTTGAGAGACGAAAACGGCATAAGTGTATTTATAATTCGTGTTTCCATCCATGCCTAGTAGAGTATAAGTCCCTGGGACATCATTAAACTCATATTTAGCCCCAATTTTCCACTTAAACTGCGTTGATGTTGTCATAATCCTTTTGATTTTTTAAAACAGCTTCTAATTCGCTAGTTTCTTTCTCAAATGCTTGTATTGGGTCACGGTAGTTCTTAACCATGTACATAACCCTAAAAGCCACAAAAGTATTAGCTATAATCGTGGCCGTTATGATTGCACATGTAATTAATAGATCGAGACTGTCCCATAAGTCAGTTAAAATAATATCAAGCATTTAATTCATCCAATTTGTCTTGTGCGTTTTTCTTTTCGTCTTGTGCCATAGAAATAGCAAACTCTTTGTCTATGTCGTCTAAAATCCCTATAGCATTATTAAAGCTGTCTTTGTGTTCTGTGGTTAATGCACCATTTAATTCGGCCTTATCCTTTATCACCCTTGCTCTTAACTCTTGTATTATTGTTCTATGTTTTTGCATTACTTTTGCCATTTTTTTACTCCTCGTCTTGTTCTTCCTCATCCTTAATTAAATTCAACGTTATCTCATGTTTTGGTGCCTCCACAGCGGACCTAATACTTGTATCGTATATTGCCTCCTTTTCTTCTTTATTCGCTAATAACTTATAATAGAATATTCTTTCTGCTGGGGCAGCATGTGGTGATTTCCAAACTTTACGCAGTAATTGTTTTGTTTTTACCTTTCGCTTATTGATTGCTCTTTTAATTATGTCGAATTCCTCTGAATCTGTAGGAAAATACGTGTAAAACGTATCTCTACCTATAGGCAAAAATGTAACTAAATCTTCAATTGTTGTCACATCTTCTTTCTCTAATGTTTCAATACATATTTCATACACTTTTTTTTTGTTTTCTTCTTTATCGTATGGCATTAATGCACCACCTCTTTTGGTAATTTTTTAATTTTATTGTAGTGTTTCTCAAATTGATTTAGATCATGCTTCAAATCAAATATAAATTGAAATTCTTCAGTAAAGTCATCAGGAACCACCAGTTTATTTATTCTGTTTTGCATTTTTATAAAGCATCGTTCAAGATTATTAAAAGTATTACTATTAATTGCATCAACATTAATATTTTTAAACTTATCTAGTTTTTGAATCTGACAGCTTAGTTTAAATTCCCTTTCCTCAAGATCACGCACAAAAAGTCTTTGCATAAAACGAATAGGGGAACAAACTAACTTAGATAGTTTTCTTTTGTAAGATTGAGTATCAATTACTACGCAATCCCTGCAATTATAGCAATCATCAGAAAACCGCATTAATCCCTAAACTTTATATCATTCATGACTTAACACTCACCTTTAAGCCCTTGGCAGTCAATTCATCAACCATAGACAACAACAACACCTGCTCACCATCGACCTTTAAATACAATGCCTTTTCTTCTTCTTGCTCTACATCCTCTGGAGTAATAGGCTCCCATTCCGGCAGCTCATAACCCCACTCATGCAATTCACCAGCATCCCACTCATTCGCCAATAAATCATCGTCATGCTCACCATACGTAGTGTTAGCCTGTAACACAATCTGTCTATAAGTCTCAGGCTCCAGATCATCCCTTAATACATTACAAGGAACCATTTTTACTTTTAACTCTTTTAATGCTCTAAGCCTCTGATTCCCAGATAACACAATAAACTTACCCTCATGCGCTATCACATCTAAAGGCCGTATTTGTGTCAAATTGCTCTTATCCAAAGACTGCAACAATAAATTATACTTTTCCTTAGTAATCTTACGTGGGTTCTTAGGTATGCCACGATCAACTAACTGTCCCTTATTAGCTCGCAAATCTTTAACATCTAACGTCTTTCGTTCATCTAGTACGTTTTGCACAACATCATTATACAATTAATTAAATGTATTAATCAAACATTATAATTTTGTTTATATTAGTATTGTCATTAGCAATACATTATGTTATAATAACAATATCAAACGGAGGTAAAAAATGAATAAAGAATTATTAAACGAAAATTTAAATCAAATATTGGAGGGATTGAAAACGGTTATTCATACCGCAAATACTGAACTGCCAGCTATTCTCGAGGAGATTGTTAGATGGGGGATGATTAAATATAGCGTTTTGTCAACCATTTACCTTGTGTTTTCATTATTATTTGTTGGCTTGACAATATTTTTTATAAAAAATGATGAAGAACCTGCCGCTATCGCTTTTTTGGGAGTTATATCAATAATGACTATAACACTTTTTATTTGGAGTTTTTTATACTTATGTTTTGTGTACATATCCCCAAAACTATACATCATTGAGTATCTAAAGGATTTAATTTAATGAAAACAAAAGAAGAATTAATACAATTACTTAAAACTAATGTTTCGGAGTTTAATGAATATCGATACAAAACAAATTATGAATATATAAACTTGCGTTGGGCTAACTTGTCTGAGGCTAACTTGTCTTATGCTGACTTGTCTTATGCTGACTTGTCTGGGGCTGATTTGTCTTATGCTGACTTGTCTAGGGCTAACTTGTCTGAGGCTAACTTGTCTAAGGCTGACTTGTCTTATGCTGACTTGTCTGGGGCTGATTTGTCTTATGCTGACTTGTCTAAGGCTAACTTGTCTGGGGCTGATTTGCGTGGGGCTGATTTGCGTGGGGCTGATTTGTATGGAGCTACAATTAATGAATCGCAAATTCAAACTATGCTTGATGTATTAAATTTTAAAATAAGAGAAGATAAATGAAAACTATAGCAGGAATAATACTAGGAGTGATTGTAAATGTACTACTTTTGCATCGTTTTTGGCGCAATGTTAAAAAAGATAAGGGTGAGTACATAACAATTAATGGCATAGCCGCACTTGGCAATTCTAAGAAGCAGTACAAGATATATAAGAATTCATGGACGCTTTATTGTGACGCTAAGGCGTATAAGCTCGATATTGATAATGTAATTATAAATGCCATGGGAGTTCCGCATAAGTACAGCAAAAAAAATGGCTTGCAGATCGACGATACACAAGTCAACAAGGATTATGATTCGGGCGTTGATAGATTCTCAAGAGCTAAAGGATTAAATAAATAAAAATTAAAAAGGAGTTGGTCTAAGCTATGGAAATACTACTATCAATTAAACCTAAGTACGTAAAACAAATTTTAGACGGTCTTAAACGAGTAGAGTTTAGAAAGCAATCGTTTAAATTCAAAAAGAACTCAAGGGTATTTATATATTCAAGTTCCCCTGAAAAGATGTTAGTGGGATATTTTACAGTTAAAGATGTGCAGAAAAAACCCATACAAGATTTATGGGAAGAATATAGTCACGTTGGGGGGATTGATGAAGAAGACTTTTTTGAGTATTTCAAAAATAAGATGTTTGGGTTTGCAATTGAAATAGATGAACTTAAAAGGTTTTCTGAACCTGTCGATCCATATAATCTTTTTAAGTCGTTTACCCCGCCACAGTCCTATCAATATCTTAGAGAGCCCTCTCTAAAGAAGCTTGAACAACACATTGAAAAAGTTTATGTAAGTAAAAATGTAAAATTAATTGATAGGAGAGATAGAAATGTTTTTAATAACGATCAAATACAAGACTAGAAAAGCACGAGCTTTTCTAAAAAAAACAAAGACCAAAATGAAAATAAATTTTGTTGATTTTACTT